ACTTGTGCCAAATAGGCAACAAGTGTAGTCCAGTCACTCCCATAGGCATTAATACCTATACCAATACCATTGACGATACGATTATGAATAATCCAAGATACAAAGCTAGCATAATACATACGCGTGATCAACGTAAGCACCAACCCGCAACCACTAAATAGTCGTGTTTTGCCAGTCTTACTTTTCTCCATGGAACGAAGTTCGTCCTTAAGATTATCGGTATAAATATGAACATTTCTGATACCCATCTTAGCATTCTCTTCAACGCGTTTAACGTCCTTGAACAATTGGTCCGTCTGAACTCCTTGTAAATCATACTCAGGCTTATGACCAAAAAACCGGTGTTTACCAGGATGCCCTGGCTCTGGAAAGAGACAATAAGGAAAACCCGGTGACGTCGTACGAGTAACGGCCGGAATAGCACCATCACCCTCGACACCAAGAGCAGCCTCTTCAACCGTAAGAATTTCTTTGGGCGCATCAAATAAGGACGCTCGACTAAGCTGGCGCAACAAATGCGTAGCTGCTTCTTCAAGTTCATCCTGCGGAACTTCACAGCACCCTTTTCCATAGCGTTCAACAGCCATCTTCATAGGCTGTATATATTCACCCTCCTCTACAAACGGGGCCAGCCGAGCTGGTCTCCGATTCGAAGGGCCCCATGCTCCATACAAGGGACTCCTAATAATCTGTGAGGCGCGACAAACACTCTGTGATGGTGTACAATCAAACAAGGGAACAAAATCACCTTCAAAGTCAACCTTCTCGGTAATCTCCAGCTTCACTGGATAACCTTGATTTTCAATCATCGTGTCGTTGACTCCACTAATGCCAAACGCTTTTAGACTCTCTAACAAGTCCTCCTGGAAAATTAGAGTTCCAAAATTGGCACCCATATCACACCCAGCAGAGTGGATTCCATAAATAACCATTTTCTTACTCTTGGGGCCATGATAAACCAACCAGGAACCACAATCACCACTCTTCGTGGGATTGGCATATTGCAAAGCATCCTTCAAAACATACTGAAGAGGAGCCGCCACTCGCGTGGACGTTCTATATGCGGGGCAATGAGCCGTCAAAACATTTTTGCCGTCAGATCGAAGAAACAATGCCTCACAGGTCTCTTGCGCCACCAAAGGACTAGTTCGCTGGATAAAGAAATTGGTTATATTAGCATAAGGTTGAACAGACAATGGTGCAATACATATCATCCAA